ATGCGGGCAAGTATGACTATATTGTTTAGGTACAGTATTCAAATGCTTTTTAGATAACCCTACACGATTTATATTTTTACCTACTCGCATATGTGGATTTAATAATTCTTCGCCTTGGTAGTATTCAAAATAAGTTTTAAAGTTTTCAGTATATATTTTATCATAAGATGTAGAAATTAAATCTATTAAATCACCTATAGCTTCTGTATTACGTAAAACTTTAAAAGCTAAATTTTCAACACTAAATTCTCCTTCACGAGCTAACCCACGCTTACGCATTTTAGATATTTTTTCTTTTAACCTATTAGCTTTCTCATGTAGCTGTTTTGCTTCTTTGCCTCTTGCCGCGGCAACTTTCTCTTTTAATATGTCAATATCAGTTTCAATAGCTTTAGCTTTTTTAAATACATCTTTAACATCTATAGACGGTGGGTCGTATGAAGGCTCAGTAATCCATTTATTATCTTTTAATGAGTAAAGACCTGAAGCAACATGAGGCTCATCTTTATCTTGCATATACATTTCAACATCATGCCCTCTAAGATTGACATTATGTCTAAGATTCCATACAAACCTATCACCATCCAATGCTTTTTTAACTAATTCTTCGTCTTCATTAATATCTTCGAAGTCAATTAGTACGTGAACATCTAAATCAGAATATTCATTATAATTATAGTTACTATTGCTACCGGTAAGGGTGATATCATCTACCTCTACCCCTTCTAAACCTAAGCTGTGGATAAAATCATCAGTTATAGACAAGAGCTTCTCTCTTATATCTGGGTCAAATTGTTTGTCCTCAGACCAAAATTTTTGATTAAGAGTGTTGTTGTAGAACCTCACAATTATATTTATTAAAAAAGCCCGAAGAGGGGTACTCAACGGGCTTTTATTATTGTTTAATTTTTGAGCAATTAAGCGCCTGGAATAGATCCAAGCTTAGTAGTTCCTACCTTATTATTTTTAAGTGCGTAATCAACCTCTTTAGAAAGAGTAGACCCGGCATCAACGCCGTAACCACCACCGTCTTTCATAACAGGGCCACCAGCCGCGTGAAGCTTACCTACTTTGTTTTTCTTACCGTAGTTAATCTCCTTTTTAAGAGTAGATCCAGCATCAACGCCGTAACCACCACCGTCTTTCATTGTGGCTTCCTCATCCTCTTCCGGAAGTTCTTCGTTCTCTTCAACCTCTGTGTCGGTAACACCAGTTACATCGACGTCAATGTCAACCTCTGTCTCCTGTTGCGCCAAGGCTGTTCGTAAGATGTCACAAAGGGTTTCTGCTAATTCACCGGGAATGGAAACTGTGATCTCTTCTGGAACCTCGTCAACTACTTCATCAGTTTCAATTCCGAGAGCTTCAAGTTCTGTAACGTCTTCGACCTCGTCGAACTCTTCGTTTACCATTACCTTATTATAAAGTTTATCAAATACGGACTGTTTGCTCATAAAATTATTTAGGCCATCGCGTGCAATTTTCTCGTGTTCTGACAAAATTTCTTCATCTTCTTCAGATCCATTGTCCTTGAGCTCCGGGAATTTCTTATACACACACCTTTTAATACCTTCAGGATCCGGAGCATTATATGCAAGACGCAGAGCAGATCTTGCTCTATCGATAGTATCGCAAGGATATGTTCCAGGGGCAGAGCCGCCGGCAGGCCCACAAAAATCATCTTTATCTACATCAGAGTAGTCACCTGCATTAGAACTACCTTCTCTTTTTCTCTGTTTGTCTAAATCTTTACCCCATCGCTTTTTATATGATTTTTCTTTGTCTGTATCCTCTTCATCCTCTTCCGGTGGTCCTACTCTACCGGAATATGCTACCTGCCCGTATGTTGGACCTGTTGGCTCTGGTTCATTGTTATCTAATCCAGGGTCGTTACCATCTCCGTAAGTTAATCCACCGATATTATAAATGTTATTTTCTTTGTCTTTATCTGATAGTTTGGTAATATCAATCTTGGATGGTCGGAACCCACCTCTTTCTTCCGGGCCACCGCCTACAAGCGGTGCATCTCCAACACTACCAGGGGAAACCTCTTCATTGACAATTACTTTATTAAGCACATCTCCATATGCTTCACCTAATGATATTAAGTCTTTCTTTTTCGACATGTAATTATTTATGCTACCTATTAAATATTTCTGTGGCTAGACAAGATAATATGTTTTATATGGGTAATCGCAACCTACCCAATGTTAATTGGAAAGGCGAATACACCAAAAGTCAAGTACGAGATCTTAAAAAAGCGAGTAAAAATATTCTTTATTTTGCAGAAAACTTCTTTCATATTATTAATCTAGATAGAGGACGTGAAAAGATAAAGCTGTATAAACCTCAAAAACGTTCTTTACGGTTGATGAGAGATAATCGGTTTTTCTGTTTATTAGCATCTAGACAGATAGGTAAATCGACTATGATGACCATATACATATTATGGCAAGCATGTTTTAATAGTGATCAACGTATACTTTTAGTAGCAAACAAAGAAGCTACAGCTATTGAGATCTTCCAAAGGGTAAGAATGGCATATGAAGAGCTTCCAAATTGGTTAAAGCCACCTGTTAAAGAGTATGCTAAAACTTCAATGACATTAGAGAATGGAAGTAGAATAGGCATTACTACTACTACAGGTACTGCTGCTCGTGGTCAATCTGTTAATTGTCTTGTTATTGATGAGATGGCTTTTATTGAACCTCATTTAGTAGAAGAATTCTGGAAATCAGTTTTCCCTATTATTACCTCTTCAAAAAACTCTAAAGTATTTGTATGCTCTACCGCAAATGGAACAGATAACTTATTTTATAAATTATATAACGGTGCATTAGATGGTACAAACGGGTGGGCTCATGATAAGATAAAATGGGATGAGATCCCAGGACGTGATAAAACCTGGGCGCAAGCTACTAAAACTGCTATTGGCTCAGCTGATGCATGGCTTCAAGAGTTTGAATGTGAGTTTATTCACTCCGGTGAATCTACTTTGGATGATGAGTTGTTCGAAGAAATGATGAGTAAGGTGTCAAAACCTAAAATTGTTCTAGATGATGGCCATTATAAACTATGGGATGAACCCGATGAGGCAAAGCTGTATGTTGCAGGAGTAGATATTTCGGAAGGTGTAGGGGTAGATTCATCTGTTATCCAAATACTAGATATTACTGATATAAAGGATATTAAACAGGTAGCCGTCTATAGAAACAATAAGATCCCGCCTTTAGAGTTTACTAATAGATTATACAAGATTTTACGTAACTGGGGGTCTCCCTTAGCTCTCATAGAGAGAAACAATTGTGGCGCCCAGGTAGTGGATAGGTTAGCAGTTGATTTAGGGTATGAAAAAATTGTCTCATATGGTAATGCAAATGCACATAGACGTAATGTAATGAGAGGTATGATTGCTCACACTAATACAAAATATAAAGGTGTTCTTAATATGAGATACTTTATGAACGAAATTAGAGCTGTTAACATTAACGAAGAAGAGACAGTAGTAGAGCTTAGAAATTTCGTAAGGTATCCAAACGGCACCTGGAAAGCAAGAGCAGGGTTTCATGATGACAGAGTAATGGCTATGTTATATGGTCTCTTTATATTAGAGAAAGAAATAACGGAACGATTTTTTGAAATAGTAGAAGTTGACGATATGGGCAAGCCTTCTGTTATTGAGCCTATGGATTTTGGTGTACAGTATTTTGAAGACCCAACGTCTATATATCTAGATAATGAAATCGTTGGTACCAATAATCATGAAATGAACGCCTTGGTATGGGGCATGGGCGGCCCGGGAGATACTGAACTAGATTCTGATATGGATGAATTACGGTCTTTCGGATTTCAACTCATTGGGGAAAAGCCACCGGATGACTGGCAAGCTGGGATGCCAAGAACAGATAATTTACCATAAATATATTATATGGCTAGAAATACTATGCAGCAAGCGATGCTGAACAAATCAAGAGCTGATAAGTTCTTGTTAGTTTTTGATATCCCGACAATCTTAAAAGAAATTAACAAGAATTTTACTCAAGATCAGAGTAACGAAACAATGGTTAGCGACACAGTTCAATTTTCTATATATGGTGCTGCTGTCCCGGCAATAACCGTCCCGGCAGAAGTCGCACGTTATGCTGGGAGTACTCTACACGTTTCTTCGCATTCAAAAGATCCGTTTCCCCCAGTAACAGTAAATTTTAAGGTTGATAACCAATACAAAAACTATTGGGTAATATATCAATGGTTAAATTTGCTTCATGATCAATATGAAGGTCGGTATAATCAACGTGAATTAAATGAAACTGAACCCCCAGATTTTAGAGATTACCAAACTGATTTAACCATTTATGGTAAAGATGAGTTTAATAATAATAGGATAAAATTTACCTATACAAAGGCTTTTCCTACTACTGTCGAGGCTATTGATTACAGTTATCAAACTCCTGAAGAGATTACCTCCGGGTTTACGTTTGTTTACTCACAACTTCACACAGAAGTCATGAATTTTTGAATTATTTAGTTGAAAAAGGATAAATAATTTTATGGCACAGCGTAGAATTAACTCCCCTGGAGTAGAAATTAGAGAATCAGATCTTTCACTTACCGCACCAGCAAATGTAGGAACAAGCATTTACGTAACCGGGTTTGCGCAGCAAGGACCGGTGGATGAGATTCTGTTAATCTCCTCCCAACAAGAACTTGTACAAATATTCGGGCCCCCGACAAACTCTGCAGAAAGATATTTTCACCACACCTTAGTAGAACTTTTAAATTCACCGGCTGTTGTTTACGCAGGGCGGTTGCCTTATGGTGTTGGAACAGGTGATGGGTTTGGATCTAAATACTCTGCACTAGCATACCCAGTAACAGCTGTTGCAGGTGGAACAACTGCAACAGTTGTAAGTACATTTTCAGTTACACAAAATTATGGACAAGCGGTGATTGCGGAAGCATTATCCGGCGCAGCTATTCAAATCCCAAACCCCGGAGGGGGACCTAGTTTTATTACCGTAAACTTCTCTATTAACGGTGATGATCCTAAATTCGGTGCGAATCATCGCACCGCGGCTGCCTTCGCCGAAACTATAACTATTCCCATTAACGCTACGAGTAGTGGGGATCGACCCTCCACAACTCTTGCGGATGTTGCTACAAATACTGCATTTTTCTTTAATGTATCAGCTGCGGCGGTGGAGGCGATCGGAGGAAACGTCAATGCTAGCCTCGAAGTAGATGATACAACTGGCCTTAAATTTTACCTCTCAGGCGGCACCATGCAAAGTACATTTGCAGGAGCTGTTTCTTCTAGTGTTGTGGCTGGTCTCGATGATCCCAATGATATATTCACTATTTCCAATAATAGCTGGTTATCGTCCGGTCCTTCTGGAATGGATTCTATCAATCAATCCGGATCTGCTACTTATGTGCTTGGTGCACCGGTGCACGTGGATTTAACTGAATCACAATATCTATCAGCTGTTGCTGGAGCTGGTTATACATGGCAATCTGCAGACACTAATGCTTCTAAAATTAAAGCTGAGACCGGGGGCTCAACCGATTCAATTAGAGGTCTTGGTTATGCTGGTGTTGTTATTTTAAACAAAGCACAAACTACTATTAACCAGCAATATGAAGGATCGTATGTTGGGTTAACAGACAATGTTAATGTGAACCCTGCTTCTAACTTTAATGCTATATCTGGTGTTAAAACTACCACTGCAGCTGCTACAACACCTGAACTTGCCAGTAGCCTTACTGACATACCAGCTGGTACACTAACATTTAATCTTACTGCTGACTATAAGACAGGTTCATCTAATAGTGTATCAGAAGTTATGAATAACTTAGTAGATTATGATCTTAACGACAGAGAATTTGATGATTATCTCAGCGTAGGTGTATTTAAACTCCGTAAGTCAATTTATGCTAATGAAGCATTTAAGCTTGATTACACCTTAACCGATGGGCAAGTAGGTTCTATTAATACATTTAGAAAACAATTAAATCGAAATGGTGGAGCGGATGTTTCGTCATATATTGAAAATAAAATGGCTCCCTCCAATAACGTTTCAGTGTTGGTTAACGACCACCTTTCAAATCGCTTAACTGGCGGCGAGGCTCTTAATGCTGACGGTACTCCGAAAAAGAAAATCCGGGTTCTGTCGAACAACTTAGACGGTGCTTCGGAAAGTATAGTAGGATTTAATGTAACCAATACCACGGTTGACGATCTCCGGAAAGCTACAGCTGGTGATGCTGGAGATAGCGGCAAGAGTACAAACAATGATGGCTCTTTTCTATTCCCTGCAGGTGCTTATACTAACCAAACAGTAACTGATAAATTACTTGGTAACATACCGAGTAAGATTGAAAGATCTCTAGATAATATAAAGAACGATGAAGTCTATAATATTGACGTTGTTGTTGAAGGTGGACTAGGAACAATCTTTTCTATAATGTGCGCTGATGCTCAATATGGGTACTACGATGAGTTCTCACAAACTAGCGAGGTTGTTAGTGCTGTAAACGGTTTAAGAACCTCAAGTGATATTTCAGGCGCTGGTGCAACTCTAAGAAATAATTACTCTACGGTCTTTAATAAGTTTGAACAGTTTGTTAAACCACCATATGAAGGCGGTGATAGAGGTGATTGCATATTTATTGCTGATCCAATTAGGCAAATCGTAATCCAAGGCAAAAATACCAAGATTTTAGATAATAAAGACAACAACTTCCAAACTGACGTATATTGGCCTATTAAACATCAATTTGAAAATGAGAATACTTCTTATGCTACTACATACGGTAACTGGTCGTTAATTAATGATGCTTATTCAGGTCAAAACGTCTGGGTACCGTTCTCAGGGTTTGCCGCGGCAGCAATGGCGAGAACAGATGCTTCAACATTCCCCTGGTTTGCACCAGCTGGGTTTACGAGAGGTATAGTTGCTAATGCAATTGATATTGCGATTAATCCAAATCAAAAGCAGCGTGATGAGTTTTATAAAGCTAACATTAACCCGGTAGCTCAATTTCCTAACCAGGGGATAGTAATATTCGGGCAAAAGACGTTACAAAAGAGACCGAGTGCCTTTGATAGAATTAACGTTAGAAGATTGTTCTTAGCACTTGAAAGACCTACAAAGCAGTTAGCGAGGCAGTTTGTATTTGAGCAGAACTCAGAGTTTACTAGAACAAGATTGGTAAATGCTTTGAGACCTGTATTTGAAAGAGCTAGAAACAACGAAGGATTGTATGATTACTTAATTGTTTGTGATGAGAGAAACAACACACCAGCAGTAATTGATGCAAATGAATTAGTAGTAGATATCTACATTAAACCTACAAGAACAGCAGAGTTTATATTAGTTAACTTCTACGCAACTAGAACAGATGCAAATTTCCAAGAGTTAGTTGGTAGTTAATGAAAAAAAATACTAAATAATAATATGGCCGATACAACAACAATTCAATCATTTTTTACTCAAGCTGGTGCATCACAATTTGCACGAGATTTTCTTTTCCGTGTTGAGTCAATAAGACTTGCTGGAGTTGAATTACTCGGGGATGGTGACGGTGTTATTTCTCCAGACTTGGTATATGCTAAGACAGGTGAGTTACCAGGACGAAATATTGAAGACAAAGTAGTAAATTATTTTGGGCAAGAATTTCACCTACCAGGTAAGTCAACATACCCGGGTGCGGCTGGTTACAGTATTGAATTCTATCATGATGAAAATTGCTCTTTAAGAACAAAATTTGAAGCAGCTTCTAGAATTGTTTTTGATAATGAAACTTCTCTCGGACAGTATGGCATGCCTGGTGAAGAATCGGTTATTAACTTAGTTCAGTTAAAGAAGAATTTAAGACCAGCTAGAAAGTTTCAATTAATAGGAGCATCAATAAGAGACATTGGTCCAATAGCATATAACATTGCTGATGGTACTGGTGAAGTAGTTAGCTTTCCTGTTACATTCGCCTATCACTATTATAGAGACTTTGCTGCAAACAGAGACTTTACATCATACGATTAATATTTTATTCCGTATACGAGGTGCTGAATAAATATTATTAATGGCACATATTCCTAAAGACGGTCCTGGTTACGACTTCCTCCACGCTTATAGTAGCCACCCGGAGTTTTTTCTCTCTCTACCACTTTTATGGAAAGTACAATTTGATTATACTCAGAGTCTAGTTTACTCAATAGACAACGCTCTTGCTAAAAACTATGATGAGCTTTGGCGAGTTGAAAAACAACCTATGGATTACATAGATAGACAAGGAGGTATATTAGCAGCGCGACAAGTCGTTGTACCTAATGAAAACACACAATTTGATGTTGCTGGAAGTATGAATCTAGGTGGATTTCTACCAGGATATGCAACTACTAAGAGATTAGATTTTTTAAATAAAAATTTAGTAATAAATTTCTTTGATACAGAGGATGATATTGAACATTTGTTTTTTAGACCATGGATGATAGCTATCGGTATTGATGGGTTAATGATGCGTAATTTATTATGCCGATCAGTTCGCTTAATTCAGTATAATAATTTAGGGCAAATACGTAAAGGGTACGAGTTTATGGATGTATTTCCAACAAACGTAGAAGGCTACACTCTCAATTATGATAATACTGATTTTTTAGAAAAATCAGTTACCTTTGCATTTCGAAACTATCGTCCTATCACTTACGCTCCTAGAGCTCTTCCAGTTCCTGAAGCATCAAGCTCTACTTCTGAACCAGGTCCTCGAGGACCTCGAATGAGAAGAGTAAGTCCTGCCGGTCCGCAATTTTCTGGGCGCTTTGGTGGACGTGGTAATAGATAGTGCTTTATTTTAAGCCATAGGTACATAATTATTAACATGCTTATCACATTTTCTCTCCCAAACGGTAAGGAGGTAACCGTTAAGCAATTTTTATATAAGCACATTCGTGAATTGACGTTACAGGGCGACTGTTATTCTAGTAAATTAGAATTTTTAGAAAGCTTCATTTTAACTAAAGATTTAAACGTTTTAGAAAAATTTATTATTTTCTTAATGCTAAGAGAAAAGTGTATAAAGAGCACTACACCGATGAACTTAGATGGTGCTGATAAGGACGTGAGCCTAAGTTATATTAGAAAGTCATTTGAAGAGTACTTAGATATAAGAAGTAAGGTTACTGTTAATAATATAGAACTAACACTTGATTACCCTTCAAGATTTTGCATTAATACAAATAACGTACTAAGCGTTATTAGAGAGGTTAGAATAGAGGATCAACATATTAATGTAGATACGTTAACTGAAGAAGAATTTATTAATGTTATAAACCAGCTACCAGCAGAAATATTGAATACAGTAAATAATTTTGTTACAGACAAACAACAAGCGTTTACATTTCCTTTATTACAAGGAAAAGATAATTCCGTAGAAATTAATTTTTTAACACCTTCACCATTTCAATTTATCAATAGTATATTTGGTTGTTTAGACGAACCTAGTTACAGAGAGTATTTGTTTATACTAAGCAAGCGCATGCACGATATTAATTTTCTTATAAACAGCCCATTGTCAGATTTACTAGATTATCTCGATCTTTATAAGAAAGAGTGTGAAGAGGAAAGTGATAAGTTGAAAAAATAAATACTCTCTTAAATATGGGTATGAGTAATTCAACTACAAGTGATTTTTTAGATAAACTATCTTCGCTAAAAAATGACTTTAAAGTATATGTACCGTCTCTTAAAAAAGAAGTAGTAGCTAAACCTATTACTTTAAAGCAGCAAAAAGATGTTATTTCAACAACTGTTAACGGTGTACTAGGGGCATTGCAGTTTACTGAAACTCTTAATAATGTGATTCTTGATAATGTAGAAGGTGATAATTTTTATACATTTGATAGAATACCAATCGTTTTAGGTCTTCGATCGAATTCACTAGGTAACAAAGTTAAAGCCGAAAATGATGAAATAGTATCACTCACTACATGCCTCGAAAGCGTTAAAACACCAGTCAAGTTTAAATTAAATCAAACAGTTAGTATTGACACTATAAAGGTTAATCTTAGAATTCCTACTCTCGTAGAAGAAAACCAAATTATTAAAAAATGCATTTTAGAAATAGATAAGATTAAAGCAGAAGATCTTTCCGAAGCTATGGGGTTAATCTATATTTTTGAGTTAATTAAGCATATTGATAGTGTTACAATTGACGAGCAGACAGTTGACTTTAATGATATTAAGGTATTAGACAGGGTTAAAATTGTTGAAAGCCTTCCATTAAAGCTATATGAAAAGATAACTATGTTTTTAAGCGAAGTTGCTAAATTTGATAAATCGCTATTAACAGTTGATGAAACTAATATAACTTTAGACGCAACATTCTTTGATGCTGCATCTACTACATAAATATATATGTGGATGTAGTAGACAAAATGTTAACAGCCTTAAAGGGCTCAAACGATAAAAATGACAGAGAGGATGTCAAAGATCGTACTAAGGATCTACCTCCACCGCAACTTGTACCAAAAGAAAAGGCAAGAGCATTTAATTTAGGTACAATTTTAGCTGAGGCGTTTCTCACCGTAAAAAAGAAAAACGAAAAAGACACTTTCGGTGCT